ATTGCCTGTGCATCTTGAGCAGCTTCAAAAGTCCAACGAGCTTGGAGCTTACGAGTCTTGGCTTCAACAGCTTGCTTCAGGATCTGAACACTGATCTGACGACCACCAGAACCTTCAAGCACTGAAGTATTGGCACCACCATAGATACTTTGGTTAGTTCCAACCACACCAGAAGTCACTGTGCTTGCTGAAGAGTAAGCAGTGGCAATTTTGAATGGGCTCAGTGCTTCATCACCGGCTGTTACGTCGGTGTTGGCTGCGCTGGTGTCATTCATTGTGTTGGCATAACGCACACGCAGAGTGTGGATCTGACCAACTGGTCCAGTCATAGGCTGAACACCAACCAACTCGTTAGCAATAACAGTTGGCATCACACGTCGAATCACTGGCAGAATCACACGATTCAGTGTGGCAATGTTGCCACTGGCGGTGCTGCCAGAACTGGCGTTCTCTTTGAGGTACTTGCGAGTGTTCTCAAGAATCACGCTCATGCTGTTGCGACGAGAACCCTTGAGTCCTTCCAATAAGGCTTCTTTGGTTTCGTCCCAGCGGCCTTCTAGTAATACATCTGACATTTAAGTCTCCTTATTTTAAATGCTTAAAGCCCTGCCAGGCGCTTGATGGCAATAACATTGCTGTTATCTTCTTCAGGGCTACGGGCAGCTTTATCACCAGTTACTTCTGACACACTTTCAGCAATCACTTGTCGAGCTTTTGCCGGTTTGTTGTCAGCCAATACCGCTGGTAGATACTTTTCAAAAGCGTTCTTCAGACGAGCTGTTTGAACACTTTCGAGCAAATTACGCATGACTTCTGCTTTCTCCTGGTTTAGGGGAGAGAGTAATTCTTCCATTGAGCGTTGACGCTCATTGGATTCACGAATCACACGTATTTCGCGTTCTTTGTTTTCAACCAGAACGCGAGCGTTCTCGTTGGCCTTGACTGCTTCTGACAACTGTCGTTCTTGGTTATTGATAACAGCTTGTAGTTTTTTGATTTCAGCTTTCTCATTGAGATGAGTAGCGCCGAATTCAGCAGCATAGGCTTCAAAAATTCTACGTCCAAAATTGTTCTCTCGAGCAACTTGGATATCTTCTTGAAGCTGTGTTAGTTCTGCTTTCAAATGACGGCTTACAGCTTGGCTCAGACGCTTGCTGCTTTCGGTCACAAAACGTGACTTCAGCTTTTCAAGCTTGCTACGAGCTTCACGTACCAAACGTACCTTGGTTTCCACCACGTCACGTTTGTCTTGTGCAAACTCAGTAATTTCTTTAGCCAGGGCATGTACCACAAAACTTTCCAGTTTTTCCAAACCTTCATTGTGTTGTTTGCGGTCTCGGCGCAGTTCGCCAATTTCTTCAGCCAATTTCTTTACCATAAAGTCGTTGAACTTGGTGGCACTTTCTTTCATTTTGACCTGGAACTTGACACGATCTTCGGCCAGTGCTTGCTTTTCAGCTTGAACCGAACGAATTTCATCTGCTATGCCTTCTGTGACCATGCGATCGAGAGCTTCAACCATCACTGCTTTGTCATGTTCATAGCGTTGTGCGAACTCCTCACGCAGTTCAGCACGGACCAATTCACGAGCTTCTGTCAGTTTTGATTCCCAAGCTTCGTTGAGCTCTCTGCTGACATCTTCGTTGATTAGGCCGCTATCTAGCAATGGTTTAATAGCATCTAGCATGCATATCTCCTTAGATTTTGAGGTCCTTGATTAGGCGCTTGACTTCCTCTTGCAAGTACCTCTGCACCTTGCTGTCCTTGCCAGTTTCACGAGCAATTTCCAAAACTTTATGACCGTACTTCATGTTGAGAAGACCTTCATAGATTGCTTTGGGATATGCGTTAGGGGCACTGGGTTGGGCAACAACATCGACAGTGACAATTTCAAAGTCACTGACATGTCCGTTGCCGTCGTTCACGTTGCCTGAACCACGGCTCGAAACTCCTAGTTTCACTCCTGAATCCAACATGGTTTTGACCAGTTGGCCCATGGGAGTTGGTAATACTCTCAGTTTGCCATACCCACATGGCCCATCCATCCACATTTTTTCAATGGTGTGGCTAACTCTATCCAGATTGATTTTTAAGTCTTCTGGATGATCAACTTCACCCAACACACTGTAGCCTTCGACCACTTGTTTGTTGACGGAATCCACGGCTTTGGCAATTTCGTTCACAGGATACACTCGTTCATTGGCGTTGCGAACACCGCCTTGAATACAAATGCCTTCCATGTACAGCGTTTTGCCTGTGCCGTCAGGGGCATCTTCGGCCAAGATTTTGATCTTGGCCTGATTGAAATTTAGATGCTCACGTAGGTATCTGACCATTTGACTTTAGGCCTTGGGAAAAGGTGTCTTGGTGTTTACACCAGTGGCCTGTGCCAAATGTGGCTTGGTTGCTGGCTTGAGATCCTTGGCACTGGCACCAGCTTTGTTCTGGAAGTCAGTGATAAGATCTTTGGTGCCAGGAGCGCTGCGACCTTTTTCTTCGGCTGTGCTAGCAGACACTGGCTTGGCCATTGCGCCACGAGCACCGCTGTTGTTGGCGTTCACGCTTTTGGTATTGGCTCCACCTTCTTCGTGTGTGGTAGTTTTGGGATGAACTTGCTTGAGGGTAATTGCTTCCATCATGCCTGGCATCATGCCTTCAGTTTCCAACTCATCGTCGTCTACTTCCATGCCAGTCATGCCTGGAGTGTCTGTGGCATCTACTTCCAGGTCCATTTTTTCTTCGCCGCCGCCCAGCTCTGATTCAAATTCAGCCATGAGTTCGTCCAGCTTGTCTTCCAGACTCATCACGCGATCTTCCAAATCTTCTATGCTGCCGCCGCTGTCATCGCCTTCAGCTTCCATGCTGAGGCCTTCTTCTTCCATGCTGACATCATCAATCAAATCGTCAGCTTGATCTCCGCCCATGGCTTCGTCGTATTGGTCCATGCGTCCCATTGCGTCATCTTCAGCAATAGACTCTTCCTCTTCTTCACGAGCTTCGTCCATAGACTCGTCGTCGTGATGCTTGGCTTCTTCCATTGACTCTTCTTCTTCGGCCATGAGGCTTTCGTAGATGTTGCGACTCTTTTCCACAACAATGTCGTGGAATAGTTCGCGAGCTTTTTGCTCTTCGTCATTGATGACGTATTCGATCAACTGCTCGAAACGATTTTTCATTTAATAAGGCTCCTATAGGTGTTGGGTATTTGCCGCCCGGCAAATCTATACCTATATTTACAAAATCGTGCGAATCTCAGCGGTTTATGGCAGAAAAACTGCCATCTTTGGCATTACATCGCTGGTTGAGCCGGAGGTGCGTACTGCTGACGTACCAATTTGAGTTTTTCATTGTACTCATAGGTACGTAGATCATTCATGCGTCTCAGCTTGTTGAGCTGAAGCAGAGTCAACTTGGATTTGCGCAAATCACCAATGCGCGGCTGACTGTTGTCTTGCGCAACGTCTTGATAAGCAGCAGGGGATTTTTGATAAATCTCGTTGAGGATCATACAGTATTTATTAGATTGTGGGGATACCTGCTCCACCGCCACCGGGTGCTGCTGGTGCGCCTGGGCCTGGTATGGCTGGTGCTCCACCTGCTCCTGGTGGTCCTGCAGCTGGCTGTTCACCTGGAGGTATCAACCCAGTCATGGCCTGTCCTGTGTCAATGTCAGACTCAAGGCCAGCAGGAGTAATACCAATGCTGCGCAGATCCTGTCCTTGTGTGGTTTGAAGTTCAGGTTGATCACGTTCTTCGCGCCACAGTTCTTCGTTCTTTTGAATTTCTTCCTGTGTGAGCCCTAAGAAACGCTCCAGCATGAAACGTTTGCTCATGTAAGGCAACTGTTCCAGCGCTTGAAATGCAGTGATTCTGGTGTTGTCTAACTCGCTTTGTCTGTAGCTGGCAAAGTTCTGTGGTGGATTGAATTTGAGATTGAACAGGCCAGCATCAATATTGAAGCCGCGCCAGCGCAGAAACATCTTGAATTCATCGTCCAGTTTCTGAGCTATCAATGCTTGTAAACGTTCACAGTATTGATTGAATCTGTACTCTTGAATCAGTGCTGTGCCCACTCTACCGTCAGTCAGCGCACGATCTGAATCATCAGGCCCTGTGGGCAAATAGCTGGATGGCACACGCAGACCACGAGCCATTTTGTTGTTGAAATATTTCAAATCGTCAATTTCACCCAGCTGCTGTCCGCCTGGCAGCACATCCACTGTACTGCCGCGTCCATCTTGACCCACTGGAAAGAAAAAGTCTTCGTTGGTACTCAGTGGATTGTAGCTGCTGTCCATGATGTTGGCACCGCCGCCACCATAGGTAGGAATTCTACGCTGGTGCATTTCGTTTTTCACACGTTCCACAAAAGCCATGGCCATGTGGCTGGGCATGTTGCCCACGTCAATCTTGAACACTCTGCGCTCAGGTGCTCGTTGAACACGATAGATCAAGATAGCATCTTCCAGCAGTTCTTTTTGTTTGAACACTTTGAAAATGTTTTCCAAGATACTTTTGCCAAATGGCCAGAAGGTGTCCAGCCCTTCGTTCAAGCTCATGTGTACCACATGCTTGGCGTCAATACAGGTTTCGTTCACAGCACGAGTAAAACGATTTTGATTGTCGTAGGCCTGATTGGGCATGGTATAGCTGGTTGATGCCATGTAACCGCCAGTGGGCGGGTTTACCATGAAGTCTGTTGTGGTCTTGGCTGCCACTGTGAGATTTTGAAAATTGGGATTGATGTCTCGAATTATGTACTGTTCGGGTCTTTTGCCTTCAGATTCGTTCACAATCACACGACTGACTTTGCTCATGTCCACCCAGAACATTTTGAAATTTTCTGGATCTCGCACAAACACTTGATCGCCGTATTTGATGGTATTGCGAAACAGTTTGAATATTCGCTGATCCAACTCATTGAGTTTGGTCCATTGAGTCAGCTGTTTTTTGATGATTTCTATTTCGTGATCAGTGGGCTTGTCTAGGTAGTGTACTGAAAACGGTGTGCCAGTTTGTTCATTGAGCTGAGTTGAAAACTCAGAAATGATATCCAAGCAGGCATTGACTTCTGAATCAGCATCCATATTTTCATACTGATTGTAGCGCTCTATGCGATTGGGATGGCCCGAGTACACTTCGGGCAGTCGGCTGGCATAGTTTCTAAAGGTAAAATCTTGTTCAGCTTTGCTGCTGGCCCTGCCATCGTTGCGCCCATATCCAGGCAGACCTTGATCACGACCACCATTGATTGGACTGAGCTGACCCGACAAGTCAGCGACTTTGAAATACTTTTTCCAAGACATAGTGCTTTATTTACCGTTAGGTCCGGTAGCTCAACATCTTACGATTGACATTGAGTGTGTCTCGACTCAGCATGATCAAGTCATCCAGTCGGGTTATTTGCGCTGCCAGTGCCTGCGCATTGCTGTCTAAATTGCGTATCAACGGAGTCATGTCCAAGGGAATTGTGGTACCGTTGCTGAGAGGAATTACCACTTCGTTGCCGTGTAAGGTAGCTCGGTAACCTGACAACGGTCCTGAAGTCAAGCGCCCAAATCTAGCACTGACTTCGGCATGAAAATGTGGTCCAGTGGTGTTTTTGTCTTTGTCAGCAAAATATTCGTCCCGCACATTGATCAAGCCCATGTCTTGTAACATTTTTTTGATAGCAGTGGATTCTTCAATATTGCGCGGTAGATTGTCGCCAATCAAAGCAAAATCCATTGCACGACCTTTGGTATGCGCACTGTCAGGAAAACGACGTCTATGAAACAGATCATCAAACGCTGTGATCATCAAGTCAGGATACAGATCGGCCACTTTGCCAGCCATTTCAATCAGCTTGGCACTGGCTGGTCCGCCGCCGGTGCGTTCAGCTCGTTGGCCGCCAAAATTGAATCTGGCCAAGGGATCAACCTGAGAAGTTTTGGTTGCCGCAGCAGGTGGTGTAGTAGGAGGCTGCGGTGCTTTTACTGGTGCTGGACCGCCAGGGCCGCCAGGTTCGTAAGTGGCTGGCGATACTGCCTCTACTTCTGCAGCAGGCACAGTGCCTGCTGGTTGCCCTTCAACCCCTGACAGCACTGATTTGCCAGGCAACTGTTTTTTCATTTCTGAAATATCAAGACCAGGAACTATACCAGCCTCTATCATCTGCTTTTTAAATGGTTGGGCTGGGACTGGTATACCAAATTCTTTTAAAGACTCAACTCTACCTGCTATAAACTCTGTCAAAGGAGTAATGCCATCTCTCAGTAATTTTTGTAAACCAACTTGTGCCAATCTAAAAGTTTCTTCTAACTGTGCCACTGAGTTGGTCAGTGGATCAAGAATTGTCGAAGCAGTTTTTGCCCCTGTGACAGCCTGACCTTTCATGGCTACAGCGGTGGTATTCATGAAATCCATCAAGTCTTTTAAGCTGAGGCCAGTGGCTTCAGCTGTACTTTTTGTGTAAGCCATTGAAGCTAGTACACCGCCCTCGCCAAACTGATCTTGAAGTTCTTTATTAGACAGCTTGGAAAACTCTACTATGTCTCGACCACCTTTCGTAATGTATTCTACTGTTTTTGGCAGAAGCTGCATAAGGCTGCCCATTTCGCGGCTTGTGATTATGCCGTTGAACAAAGCACCAAATTCAGCTCGCATGCCTTCAGGAACTAATTTGAGCAGCTGGTTTTGGAGTTTTCTCTGTTGTTCGATAAAATCTGCTTGCTCTTTAAAGCCTGTGTCTCGCAACTGCTTTTCTTTTTCTTTGCTCTGATATTCAGCAATGAGATTTCTCTCATCCAGCATTCTGCGTTCATATTCTGCTTGTTGTTGCTCGGCGTTTTTGCCTGTAAGCTTGGTTATAAAATCTAGCTCTTTGATATAGGCTTTGGTACCAGCTGTGATCTGATTTTGATCCATTCTATGTTGTTGGCCGGTGATGGCCAACATTCTGGCGTACCTTGTGATGCCAACATTGATGTCATCGATGCGCACGCCCATGGCTATCAATTCACTGGTAAAGCCAGTTTTGTTGAAATCTTCTTTGATCTTGACAACTTTTTCCAAGCCGTCTTTGACACCGTCGCCAAAGATAGCTAAACTTTCAGAATTCTGCGTCAGCAACGAATTGAACTCGCCCAAGGAGTTGATACTGTACCCCAGCTTGCTGGCAGTTTCCATGAACTCAGTCAGACCACCAGCACCCGTGGCTCCTTGTTTGCTGAGTTCTCCGTAGGCTTTGAAAGCAGTGTCTAGATCTTTGACACCTTGAGCAATAATTTTACCTGTTTTGTCAATGAAATACGCAGCGATCTTGCCCATGATGCCAAATTCTTTGGCCACCGCCGACATGATGGTACTAGCTTCTTGAGTGTTTTCGGCCAGGGCTTCCAACGCACTGTTGCTGCTGTAGATCGACTTGACAAATGTTGTGCCCATTTGATCAAGATCTTTGCGTAACTGGTTGACAGAATATGCTGCTTGGCTGCCGGCTTTGCCAATTTCTGACAAGCCGCCGGCACCACGCTGTACACTGTTGCGCAGCAGTTCCATGTCCTGTGCTAGCTCTTGACTGACTTGAGTAAAATCTGTGGCCATTTTCTGGGTCTATAAGTATATGATATTTATGGTACCAAAATATGAGCTCAACTAACCCCCTAATGAATTATTTTCGCCAGCCGGCCATTTACACGCGACTGCCCAGCAATGGTGAATTTTGGCCGCCAGGCAGCTTGGAAATGACAGACAATCAAGAATTTCCAGTGTATCCCATGACTGCTCGTGATGAGATAACCTATCGCACACCTGATGCCTTGTTCAACGGTTCTGCTGTGGTGTCTGTGGTACAGAGTTGTGTGCCCAACATCAAAAATGCCTGGGTCATGCCAGGTGTGGACATTGATGCCATCATGATTGCGATTAGAATTGCCACATTTGGGCACGACATGCCCATTGGTTCACGCTGTCCAGCCTGCGGCAACGAAGATGATTATACCACAGATCTGCGCATGGTCAATGAAACAATTGTTGCAGGCGACTATCATCGCACATTGAAATTAGGAGATCTTGAGCTGTACTTCCGACCACTGAACTACAAACAAATCAATGCCAACAGTTTGGCACAGTTTGAACAGCAAAAAATGATGGCCAACATTGAAGCTGCTGCGGATGCTTCTCAGGAAATCAAAAGCCGAACCATGAGTGAGGCCTTGAAAAATCTCACTGATGTCACCATGCGAGCTCTGGCCAACAGCATCAACATCATTCGCACTCCTGCCAGTTTGGTCAATGACCCTCAGCAAATTGAAGAATGGGTCAACAACTGTGATCGCAAAACATTTGCCACTGTTCGAGACTTTGTGTTGGATCTACGCAAACACAGCGAAATTCGACCTTTACACATCAAATGTCACAAGTGTGGTCACGAATATGAGCAACCATTTACACTGGACATGACCAGTTTTTTCGCGGACGCCTCCTGATCAGTGATACTGCCCAGATTGAAAAAATGGTGCAGAACATGGAAAAAGAAGTCAATACGATCAAGACGGAGGCGATCAAGCTGTGTTGGTACATGCGAGGCGGATTGAATTATGATCAGAGCATGGCTCTGAGTCATCAAGAACGCACTATTATTTCTGAACTGGTCAATCAAAATCTTGAAACCACTAAGAAAACAGGATTGCCTTTTTTCTAACTTCAAGATCTCTTGCGAGATCTATTGACTCGCTGTGCTCGTCAATTTTTTATTTCAACTAAGCGCGAAGCGCAAAAGTTTTCATGTAGATTGATCTGGTCAGACGGAACCGTTTTGTCTGGTTCCGTCGTTGCTCGCTTCATGTGAGTATCACCGGCCGAGACTTTGGAAGTAGGTATTTTTCCGCTACGCTGCTGGGCTCTGACCTTTCCCAACCTACATCGACTCGCTGTTGACAGCGCCTTAGACCTCGTTCCTAATGTCTAAGTTTTTGCAGCACGGTTTTTCGTATGCTAACATTCATACTATATCAATGCGTCGGGCGTATGGTTCTACCCTCAAACTCACTTCCAATTTTTCAGGATAGTCAGATTTACTGACGGGAGTGCATCAATATGTTACGTGTCCGGTTTATTCCCCGGTTTTTCCACAGCGGTATTACAAACTGGCCCGCCAACCTTAGGTGTTAGATGATTTTCTTCTAAACAGTTCTTTTTCAGCAAACTCTTTGTATTTGCCATTGAGATTTTCAGTTACCCCGACGAGATATGATTGTGGAAGTTGATCTATTGGTGTGCCGTAATATTTGCCAAACATGGTCCAACGATTTTCTTGTTTGAATTTGTAATAAAGATCCTGATGTACTTGGTCTGAGCCCATGCGTGCCTTGGCCCTGCGTTTTTGCTCATATTTTTCATACAAAGGGTCCCAATCGTGCTTCATATGTTAGATTTTGCCTATTATGTGACTGCCGTGGACTCGAACTTGAATGTGACCATTGTACCAGTCGTGGCTCTCAAGCACACGCCTGCTGAATTGTTCTCTGGCTTCTATATAACTACACTCTGCTTTTGATTTACAGTAATACAGTATTTCTCTTTGAAAATTTTCTTTGCCAAGAAGTTCTACATCTTTCAACAGTTCTGGTGAACTTCCGTAGTAATCTTGCCAATCACTGTCTACTTTACTGCGTACTTTGCGTTTTTTCTTAGTGCCGTTTTTGAGTTTGACTATGCGGTGAGTGGTGCGAGAAAATTTTGAAAGTTTTTTGCCTATGTATTTGCGTTGATTTGTGACGTTTGTAATTATATAAACAAAGCCCACACAATCTTCTGGGAGAGTTTCCACTGGTTGATTGTTGTTGATCCATGTCATCTATTGTAGTTATGTGATTTCTGTGTGTCAAAAACAAAAGTTTTTATAGAATGATCAGTGAATGTGTCATTGAAGTTGAATTTGTCTTTGCCATTGATTGGTAAAACTGCTGCCTTGATAGTCTGATCCACAGGTAGATACACAAATTGGATTGGGTGTTGAGCTGTTCCAACTGAGTTGTATGGATTCAAAATTTTCAACAAAATCTTGTTGTCGGCAACCCAGCCAGCAGCAGGGACTGACCCTACCTTGAGCATCGATGTAAATGCTGTTTTCTGTTTGCGCATGACAAACAATTTTTTTGCTGTGAATCACAGGATTTTGCCAGTTCACTGGAGACTGTAATGTGTTTGTAAATCCGCGTTTGGAAACTTTGGCCCTGAACCACTTGAATCCCATGGCTCGAGCCATGTGTTCACATTCATCAACTTGGTGTTGATTGTGTCTATAAACCAACATATCCCAGTGAGCTGATCCACCAGCTGCTATATAGGC